CGAAGGCGTTTGTACAGAGTGTCGTTCTCCGCCCATCCTATTATCAACCCGGACGGAAAAGGGTTGGTGGTATAAACTATGCTTAATAAAATTTCGGTACCCATTGCTGCACATCTGGCACGCAAATCAATTGCCACGATTGTCTCGAAGCAGTGGACCATTCACCATTCGTTATAGCAAACCGGTACCAAGCTTTCAGGCCCGCGGTCAGACGCAACACGAACCATATACACCCGAAAGTTACTACTGGCACTCCGGTTAGAAACACTCCAGTAAATTGTGTAAGACTGGATACAACTGTCAAATTGGGGGAACCCTCCCAACCAATAACGGGGCCCACATTCCCCTCAGGTACAAAGGTTCCATAGATGGGAGCATTTAATAACATATCGCTACATCCATCTGGCTTGACTATATGCACATATTTATCAGCGTCTTCTTCAAATGGAAAAATGCCGATTTCGGTGGTGGTAAATCCACTCATAGTATAAATTTTCCTTTGAGAAATATCAATTTGTTTAGCTAAAGTGGCCGAATCTTTGCCGAACACTGATATAACATCTGTGTTGGCAGATGGTTCCGTTGCAGGCTCCCCTTGATCATTCAAGTAGGAATTTAAGCCCTGCTGAATAGCCTGTCCTGCCACATTAACTACCACATCTTGGAGTTTACCTATTAGATTATCTTTCGTTACTTCAGAATTCTTATCGTTCTTTATGCCTGCGGTCAAACCGTAAGGGGAACTCACTGGTTCTGCATCTATTAATTGAATAGTGTAGCCTATATAAAGACTACCTCCCATCAGAATAGCATCTGATGAAGCATTATACCATAAAGTAGCTATATCATTAAATCTATCTGCTACACCACCTTCCGCACAAAAGAATTTATGAGTACTTTGCGGAGTGGCTGCAGGATCGAAGTATAACACACTGGGCGCGTATAGGGGCCCAGCGACTGCACCTCTCATAGCGGCTATGTCAGCAGCTGGAGAAAAGGAATTGTCATCTGTGGGATCATAATCAAATGCCATCACCAACTCCCCTCGAGTTGTAGTGGGGCAAGTGGGTTTATAAGACACACTCATCTTAAGAACCCGATACATATCAAACGCCTGTGCAAGACGCGATAACCAAGGAAAGGATAATTGTCGCCGAGGATTAATAATAAATTTATGATTAGTGTTAAGTATTGAGGCATTTACAACGCCTATCTTCTCAGTATGCGACACAGTTATCTGCAACCCAGTGTTCCGAACTATTTCTGGTGCTCGCTGAATTGCAACACCAGGCATGGCACGTGGTGTCTTCATTCTCCCCGGGCGTCCGCTACGCGGGGGCAAGGCGCGTTTGACAGGCCTAACGTTCTTATTTACTTGCTTCTTCACTTTTGCTTTTCTTTGCATAGTTAAGTTAGTTTATACCACCGGCTCACTCTTTACGCATAGTCCACCTCTGCCATCCTCACCCAAAGAGGATGGCTAATAAAGGCGGGATAAGTTACATCTCGCATCATATCCTCCAATTCTAAAATCTCGGAGGGATGGACTTTGTAATACTCTGCATAATAATCTAACAAGGGATGTCCAGGATCCTCTTTCACCGCTCGTTCAGTGAGTTTGGTCATCCATTGCAGCGTCACTTTCTCATTATCTTTCGGTTCGAATTTTTCAAATAAGACCCTAACCAACGGAAGCATTTGCACTGTGCGCAAACATCCTAACAGCCCTTTTATATGAGCTTGCACAGCAGCTTCTAGAGATTTGCTATAAATGACTACGGGGTCTCCTTTTATTACTCCCATTTTTAATAATCTTGAAGGAAATGGCATCCAACATCGCCGAGTAGAGCCGTCACTCTGCATAAGGGGCCAAGATCCTTTTAAAAAGTTGACATGATCAATAGAGGGAGTTTGCAATTTCATATCAAAGCCCAAATTCTTAAAGGTGGTAGCTATATCACCACTAGCTATAGCTTTAATCCACGCAGCAGCCATATTAATGGAATTGCCTAAACTAGTATCAGGACCGCCCGTATCTCGCATGGGGCGCTTCTTGCGACCTATAGTAACTTCCCCCGCTGGAGAAGAATAGACATACGGCCAAGCTGCCACTTCATTTAGCAGATTGGCTATTTCACTAGGCATTCCCATTCTTACCAACATCTTACGTTCGAAAGTTAAAGGACCGAAAGACTGTGACTGATCGTAGGCTGAAGCATCAGCACAATACCATACGTTTCTACTATAGACTACACTGTCATCGCCAGCCACTATAATATGATGGTATTCGGGATGGTTTATGGCAAAATCCATCCAATCATCTAATTGACTTGCAGTATAGCCTATGCCATAAACGGGGACAAAGCTCTCAGTAGCATCAGGGTATTGATAAATGTGCTCTGTATTCCAAATAGTATGCAAATAGGAGGACAATTGTCGCACATAGGGAGCTGCTTTTACTTGTATTCGCGGAGGCACATTGGCTATCAGACGAGGCTTCAACTCGCCCGCTTTCAAGAGTACTTCGTCGGCTTTCACCATAATAGGGACCGCCGGAGTAATAATTCCGCAATTTTGCTCCAATGTGGTATACTCATGTGCATACAGGGTGTAGCGTTTCTTATCGCCCATTTCCAAGTAATGATTTAACCAAGCTTGAAATTCATGCTGCAAAGGCGCTTGCTCAGGGAAGAAAACATCTAAATCCATATCTTGCCAGGCTATTCTTTGTAATTCAGGATCCATGGGGGCTGGTTTTAGAATACGCCCCTGCAGAGCAGCCAATAACATTGCATCTTTATTGTCAGGCACATAAGCGGGTTGATTGGTTACCAGCCACATGTAAACGCGGGAGGATACGTGCTCTATGGGAATTAAAGTGCATTTATATTTCAATAGGGGATCTAAAGTATAATTTTTTAATAAATACGGTTCCCTAATGCGATTCACATATGCTTCCGTATACTCAATGCTCTCGGCATTGATAAATTTAAACATGTCCCGATGTGTCCAATTTGAATAGTACATATTATGCTTAAAATCTGGCCACAATTTGTCCTTATGTGGTGGTTTGCTATACGCCAAATACGCAAATACTGCCGCAGTATTGGCCACCAGCATAAAGGCAGAGAATGCCATAATACCTAACGTAAATAAACAATCTTGAATCAGGGATGGAGCCTCCCCATCTAGGTATATACTGGAGTTATTTTTAAGCTCAGAGAGTATTTGGGCGGCGGTAACTTGAGCCCACTCCCGCTCCGTAGTTTGACGGGGTACTAATAACTGTATAAAAAATATGGCAATAGTGCCAAAGCCAAAATGCCCTATAATTAAAGCCATAATTATACTCAAGACTACCAAGATCCAAATGCACTTAATGACTCGTGTCCAAGAAATCAAATTTAAGTCTTCAGGCTTGGGTACTTTCAAAGCTGCATTTAGTGCTTCCGTGCCTACTGCAGTAGTAGACATGAGCCGAGTCATTTGTCCTGCTTGCTTCCCTGATACCAACCATGCACCAGGAATCAAGTTGTTCATTAGCCAATTTATGGCTTCTGGGTCTTTTTGGGCAGTGCGTACGAATCGTACCACTATCACGTCACGAATCTTATGAGCAATGCCTTGCAAAGACCAACTCGTGCGTGATCGGCCAAGCATGTATTTGTTTAACTCAAGTAAGTCAGTTGTATTACATTGATAAGTTTCTTTACCTGGTAACCGGGTTAATAAATTCTCGGGTAAGAGACTAAGGAGGGAAGCGGGACACCACCATGGCACTAATTGTTCTACTAAAGATTTGCCCTCTTCAATGGGATACTCGTGCCTCGCGCCCAAGACCATTTTTACCAGGAGAAATGTTTCTATTCTCCTAACCACCTTCCAATGCCACCCATTACGACTGTTTGCGCACAAATAAGGTGCATAGTTTTCATGCATATAAAAATTTGCTTCATCTGTTGACAATACTTCATTTGCCACAGTTTTCCATCTCATAAAATCGTCTTCTCCCATATACCCCTTTTCATCATGCAAAATCAAATAACAGGGCTGGGTAGGAATTATTGCTGGCATAAAAAAACAAGGCAAACTACCAGTCAAATCCAATTCGCACTTTATTGCAGCAATCCATTTAGCTATAGGAATATTTAACAAGAGGTCATGTATTATTTTTAAAAGCGGTCCTACTTCCTCCTTCACCATTTTATTCGCAACTACTGGTGCAACATAAGGAGGGACTACTACATCTTTAATAGTGGCGTCACGCTCTTGCATCGTGGATTGATTATCATCAATACACCGATCAAAAGGTATGATCTCAAAGTTGCTAGTGGATTTTTTAGAGATCAAATTAACGTGATCAGATGCACACGACTTGTAGGTAAATTCGGCAGGTGCATTTTGTAGCTCGCCTCGAGCAGTTTTCAGCACTTCACTCAAAGAGGGCAGGGCTATCAGATCTGCGGATGCTATAGTACTCTTTGTGTTCTGAGGCTCTAACCAGTCCTTTATTAAATCTGATTTGGCTGCCTCCTCGCTTTTCGAACTAGGATGAGGGGCGATACCCACAGGACATTCATTTTTCCTATCACTGTGAATAAACGATTTATTAACTTCCTTCCTATTATGGGTCGGAGCAGGTTTTTTGACTAACTCAACTCGGGTTGGTCTTGCCTTCTGAGTGGTTTTCTTTTTCGGGGCCAAACCATTTAATCTTCTTAAATCAGGATCGCTAATGGAAGATCGAGACGAATCTGATTTACTACATTGTGTATAATAAGAGATAGACATCTTGTCACGATTATAGGAAATCGTTTTTGTGCCTAAACTACTTACAGTCGTAGTAGAGGCTCGAGAACAAGTACTGGCAGCATTACTGCTAGACCCGGAATAATGACTGCTAACAAAAGTACGCGGGGAGGAGTGAACACTTACTCTCCCTGTCTTATCGCGTATACGAGTAACAACCACCTCCTTAAAGTTTTGTTGTCTGACACTGGGTGGTTTTTCTACTCTAAAATCTGCCCCTTCTCGTGGCCGAGGACAGAAGTGATATATTTTCGCGAAGTTACTACGCTGGGGCCATGAAGGATGGCATCTTAGACAAAAGATAGCGTAACGAGCTGTATGGCATTTAAAGGTCAACGGCTGTTGTAAACAATAATTCCACATGTCATCAAAACTAAGCCACTTAGATTGGTGGGGATGCTGTGGGTTAACTACGCGTTGTTGATAGAAAGAATTTCGCGACATG